ATAAGGCAGTAGAAAAGGATTTGACAAATGATAACAGCGCCAATACTAAATTCGACAAGATTTTACAGAAGTGAAAAACCCGATGCCTTACCCACACATTTTGTCCTTAGCGGAGACGAAACGCAGACTCGACAAGATGGAGGCTTTAAGCATGGGGCCCGGGCCGGATCCAGGGTTGTTGAATGCCAACATTGCCGCTTTTGGGAGTATCGACGCATTCGCTCAGTCAACCACAGGAGAGTCGGAGTGTGTAGACAATTTTCCCCCCAACTAGAGCAAACAGGTATGTGGAGCGAGATTCATACTGAAGAAGACTTTTTATGTGTAGCGGGGGAAGCGTCCGAGTAATGGATAGACCAACCCCCCACCCATATTGGAAGCTGCCGTCGCCCGAACAGATGGCAACCCTAGCATCAACCCCCGAAGGCGCAGATCAGTTGGCGCAGTTTTTGCGGGATCGAGAGACCCGCATAAAGGCAGAGATTGACAACCCGTATGACTATGGCGTCGATTTAGAAGTTTGGTCAGATGCCGATGATTTGTTGGCCAAGGGTGACGAGGTATTGGTATTGGGGGGCAATCGTAGCAGCAAGACAGAGTGGGCTGCCAAGAGGTTGGTTCAAAATGCCTTGTCTGCGGGAGATCGCATGGGTTGGGCGCTACACACTTCTGGGGCCAGTTCGATAGAGATGCAACAGCCGGTGGTGTATAAGTATCTGCCGGTTGAAATGCAAACCCCTCGCCGGAGCAAAACTACTGCCGTGTCATATAGCATCAAAAACGGCTTTACCCAGGCCAAGTTGGTATTGCCTAACCGGAGTCAGTTGATTTTCAAGAACTACATGCAAGAGCCTAGGGTAATTGAGGGTGGCGAGACAGACTTTATATGGACCGATGAGTTGGTGCCTATCAGTTGGATTAAGACTCTGCGCTATCGGAATGCCACACGCAAGGGCAAGTTGGTTGTCACGTTCACGCCGGTGTTGGGATACACACCTACAGTTGCCGAGTACATTAGTGGGTGCCGCATGTTGAAGACCAAAAAGGCCGAGCTACTGCCGCACAAGGTAAACATGCCTGGGGTGCCGAAGGGACATATGCCGTATATTGCCGAGACGAGGTTTCCTGGCAAATACATAATTTGGTTTTGGAGCGAGTTCAATCCCTATGGTGGCTATGAGCGGTTGAGCAAGGAATTAATTGGCCGCCCCAGCAACGAAGTTAAGATCCGTGCCTATGGTTGGACCGACAAGACCAGTGGGCATCAATTTCCACAATTCAGCGAGAACAATATAATTAGCGATGAAGACATACCACCTGCCAAGCAATGCACTAACTACATGGCCGTGGATCCTGCCGGAGCGCGAAACTGGTTCATGCTATGGCTTAGAGTGGATAAGGATGGTAGGTGCTACGTTTACCGAGAGTGGCCAGATCATACTATCGGAGAGTGGGCAGTGCCGGGAGACAAAGCAGACGGGAAGATGGGGGTTGCCCAAACCTATGATGCCGGAAAAGGATTCGATGCAGTTAAAGAAACCATCAGACGACTGGAAGGTGGAGAAGAGTTTTTTGATAGGTACATAGATCCTCGTGCCGGTGCGACCCAGGCTATCGGCAAAGACGGCGGGACATCAGTAATGGACCATCTTGCCACTGGCGACAACCCCATGTTATTCATACCTTCTGCCGGGATTTCGGTAGATCAGGGTGTGGCTCGAATTAATGATTTGTTGAGTTGGGACCAAACTGCGCCCTTGAGTGGGATTAATCAGCCGAATTTATATGTCAGTGAGAGTTGTAAAAATCTAATCTACTCATTGAAGGAATGGACTGGCGCCGATGGCGAAAAGGGCGCTTCAAAGGATCCGATAGACGCGCTTAGATACATATTGGTCATGGATCCTATTTACATTTCCAAGCAATCTAACAAGGCTATCCGTGCGAAAGGTGGGTATTAAATGGGTGAAGGTAGCAAAACAGTGGCGTGGCTGAAAGACAAGTATCCCCCGTTACTGGATATAGGACAAGCGTCTGAAATGACCGGACTCAACAAGCGCACCTTATGGAAGCTGCGGAGGCATGGAGCGGTTAAAACTAGTCCAGTGTCGTCTGTGGCGAAGCATTATTACCTTCGTGACAACTTAATAGACGAACTTAAACTAGCCGATGAAGAATGACGAATATACCAAAGATACTTTAGCTGATGCAACCCCTCAACCGAAGCTGCCGGAGTTACAGGAAGAATACACTCGTAGCTTCAGTGAGGGCGAAGGCACTGGTACAATTGTCGGGACTCTCACGTCGTGGGACTATACCCGGCTGATGCGGTGGAACGGGCAAAGCGATGATGGCAAAAAGTGGCAGAAAAATCAGATCGATGGCAAGCAGGTTTTTCCTTGGGACGGTGCGTCTGATGCCAGGATTCCATTGGTTGATACAGTTATTAATTCTACTGTTGATTTGCTGTGTGTTGGCCATGAGCGGAGTCGTCTGCAAGTAAGCGGGATGGAGGTATCTGATGCCGAGGGCGCTAAGATAGTTGAGAGACTGTTGAAGTGGCTTACGGATGTCAAGTTGCGTGGGCAGATAAACCTGGAACGCGAGTATCTTGCCAACTACCAGGAGACGTATGGATTTGCCGTTATGCAGGTTGGGTGGGAAGAGAAAAAAGCAACCACTCTATTTGACATAAATGTTGATTACGTGCGCGAGAATTTTGGTGAAGACATGTTGGCGGTTTTGTTGGATCCTGATCAAATTGATTTGGCTATCCAGCTTGTCAGTGAACAACTGCCTGGGGTAAAGAATAAAAAGCTACGTGCCCTGCTAAAGACTTTCCGTGAAGAGGGCGAAGCGAGTGTGCCGGTGACAGAGGTGGTATCCAGTGTGCCTCGACTAACTGCCTTGCGCCCGTATGATGACATAGGATTTCCCCCCGAGACGCTTACTCTGCAAAACGCCCGAGTGATTTTTGTGCGCCGGTATATGACTGAGGCCCAACTTAATGCCATGGCCGAAGAGGACGACTGGGACAAGAAGTGGATTAAGGCAGTTAAAAAGACAGCAGGGCACCAGAGTGTAATGGCCTCTACGCAAGAAGTCGAGCCCACAGGTTTGGCCGGAGCGAGGTTGACTACGTATGACCGCTACGATAATTTGATTGAGGTGGCTTGGGCATATGCGAGGCAGAGCGATGAAGATGGTGTGAACGGCATATACTGCACGGTGTTTTCGCCTCATGCCCTCAAGGACGACAAGGACCAGGACATCTACGCCAAACATGAGTTGCAGGACTACGCGCACGGGGTCCAACCATTCGTTGCCTTTACAGCAGAAAACAGGTATCGCCGCATATCCGATAGTCGTGGAGTGCCTGAGATTGCCGAGACGTGGCAAGATGAAGTTAAGGCCCAACATGATGCCGTGGTTGACTATACCAGCATCACCACTGTGCCGCCCATTACTGTCAACAGGCGTATTGGCCAGGTCAGCGAGTTAGGTCCAGCCGTGCAATTATCGGTTAACCGGCCGGATGACTATGCCTTTATGAGCCCTCCTACCCGGCAACCTTCTACTGCCTTTGAGATGATCAGTTCAGTAGAGCGTATGGCCGCCACATATTTCGGGATACCTCACCCAGACATCCCTCCTGCCGCTACTCAGGTCAAGCAACAGCGCAAAGTTGGGACATGGCTATCGTGTTGGACCGAGGTGTATAAGCAAATGTTTGCCCTGGCGCGTCAATATATGGAGCCAAATGAAATAGCGAGGGTTACTAATTCAAGAGTAGGTATTTCAGGTGAAGCTCCTGATGTGACCGGGCAATACGATTTTGTGCTACGGTTTGATGTGCGGGATTTGGATAATGAATATTTGATGGAGAAGTATAAGGCGTTTTCCACGTTTGTCATTCCCCAGGACAAGGCAGGGAGCATTGATAATGGCGCCTATGTTCGCTCTATTGCAAAGGCTATTGCCCCTGACATTGCCGAAGAGGTTGTAGTGGATCCTAAGTCTGCCACTACGAGGACTGTGGATGATGTTCATACCGACCTGGCAAAAATGATGCTGGGTATCGAGCCGACGTATTCAGAAAATGATCCTGCTGCCTCAATTAAGTTGCAAGTATTTCAACAGGCGCTACAATCTAACCCGAAGGCCATGGAGATGATGAAGAGTGATCAGTCGTTTCAGTTGTTGGCCCAGAATTACGTGAAGAACTTACAGCAATCAATAGTCCAGGAGCAGAACAAACAAGTAGGCCGGACTGGGGTTACGCCAATCGCGGGAGCCGGTGCATGAAAACATGGTGCCGGTTATGCCTAGAGATGGTTGAATCCAACTCAGACGGGTATTGCCCAACCTGCGGAGAGGAAGCTGCCATCGTGTCATTGCGAGGTGATGATGTGCCGGAGTCTGATCGGATGGAGACTATGTTGCGCGAGTTTGGGTTTGGTGTTGAAGATACAGCGTTATGAAAATTGTTAAAGTCGTGATTGATATTGGTGGCAAGGAGATTGAGCTGACTCCCGAAGAATTTGACAAGGCCTTAGAAGCAGAGAAACCGAAGGAGCCAAGTTATCCGACATTAGGTGATTTGGTGTTTCGCGAGCGCTGGCACCAGTGTCCGAGGCAGCCAGTTCCCTATTGGCCGTGGGAACAAATCCCGATTACTGGGGATTACGCTAGCACATGCGATCGATTAGTATCCTGTTAGACAGTATTCAATGATTAAAGATTCAGGCAAGCGAGAGGAATTTCAAACCGGGTCCGTGCGTGACCTCCGAACAGGTAAGGGCAGATTTGATCTACTGCCTACCCGAGCCCTCAAGCGTTTGGCCCAACATTTTGAAAGGGGCGGCGACAAATACGGTGCTCGCAACTGGGAAAAGGGCCAACCTCTGAGCCGCTACATGGACTCTGCCTTGCGCCATGCTTTTAGTTACCTAGAGGGGCAGCGGGACGAAGATCACTTAATTGCCGCATGTTGGAATCTTATGTGTGCCGTTGACACAGAGGAACGATTGAAAGAAGGCAGTTATAGCCGAAGTCTGGATGATTTGCCTGTATCCTGTAAGGTGCCGGACTTCAAAACAAAAGCCGAGTATCTCAGTGAATCATCTAAGGGAAAGACACCAGGGCAGTAGAGCGGGTTAATGGGGTGTTGGGTAAGTGCCCCTTCGCTGAGACAATATCAAGCTTGGATTAAGCGTATACGCGACGGGTATTTATGAATATTTGTATAGCAGCAGTTGTAGGTTTAGTTGTTGGGGTGGTTGGCTGCTTGTGTTATATCGTTTGGAAAATAGATATGTGGTGGGGTCCGTGATATGAGTAAACTAATTGGTGTTCCAGATAAGTGGTGGCAAGATCTCCCTGCCGAAAGCCAGGTGTGGGACTATGTGGCTAGAGTATTCGAGGAGGCTAAAGACACTGCCGTAACTACTTTATCTAATCCCAGGCTAACTCCTGACGAACGAAGCTTCTCTTGTGGGTGCCTATACGCGATTGTCGATGCCGTCGAGTTAGTCGAGAATACGAAAAAGCAAATCAAGATAGCAAAAAGCAACATCACCTCATAGCGTTTGCCCACCTAGCGCGCCTTCTTCGTTTTAGTCGAACTTCTAATTTCCCCAAACCTATGCTCTATTGACGGGCGTAGTGGCAATTTCTGTGTTTTGCCGAACTCCTAAAAACGCTGATCCTAAACCTTCTTGCGGGTCAAAGCATGATATATGGATAATGAAGATTCTGGGACTAGCGATCCTTCCCCAAATACCGCGACTAGTGAGCAAAGTAAACCGGCCTTCACTGAGGAGAGCTTGGTAGATATTATCGGCGATTTTATTGATGCTGATGGAACTACTGAATCACAGGTAAGCGAGGAACCTGTCGAAAAAACATCCAAAGTCGAGTCTGATGAAGTTGCCTCTGTTGAAGAGACAGCAGAACCAGACACCCAGGAAGAACCAGAGATTGTAGAGGAATCTGAGGAGCCTGAAGAACCAAAAGACAAGGGTTGGCGAAAGCGTGTTGACAAATTAACTGCCAAGCGCCATGAGCTAGAAAGCCAAGTCGATGGACTACAGGACGAGATTAAAGAGCTACGGAGTGTCGCCGAGGACAGCATACAGGTGCCTACTCAAAACAGGGACTTGTCGTGCGACCATCTCAAAACTGCTGCTGATGTAGATCAGTATATCGACGATGCAGAAAACACAGTCGAGACAATTAGTGAGTTTTTGGAAGATGGTGATGATGATGCGATCAAGCTAGGTGAGAGTGAATTCACCCGGCAACAAGCGAGAAGCATCAGAGCAGGTATTCGTAAAGCTCTCAGAAATCAACTGCCTCAGAGAAAGCAATACCTCAAAACTCGTGAAGAACTACTGCCTAAAGTGTATGAAGCCTTTCCGTTTTGGAAGGACAAGGGGTCTAAGGAGTATCAGTTTGCTATGCAGATTGCCAAAGCTAGACCACAAATTAAGCAGAGTCCTTTATGGGAACAAGAGATAGGGATTTACATGTTGGGAGTGGCTCAATGGAACAAGCAAGTGAGCGACTCAAAACAGCGCAAACCCCGTGTTGCTACTAGAAAGGCTCCCGTTGGCCCCGGTGCTCCTAGAGCTACCCCGGCACAAGTGGCTCCTGCCGATGCCAAGAGAAAGGCAGCTAGGCAAAGACTACGAGAGACTGGAAACAGAGATGACCTTCCTGCGTTGATGGATGACTTCGTGTAGTCGCAACAACACAAACAGAAGGATACACACATGGCACTTTTAACTGAACCAGGTCAATTAGGCAAAGGTCTACGAGAAGATTTGGCCGATATTATTTCCGAGGTAGATTACCTCAAAACTCCGTTCTGCTCTATGGCGCCGAAGGGCAAGGACTTGGGCAATACGCTTTTTCGATGGCAAGCAGATTCCTATGAAGCTGCGGTAACTCCCAACATTGTCGATGGTGTTGACTATGACGACACCGACAATAACCCGAAAGCTTTTGACAATATCAATCGTGATGAGTTAGCCAACCGAGGCCATTTCTTCAGACGATTGACCCGTGTTTCGCAGTTGGCCGAAGGCGTATCCAATATTGCCGGTCCTATTAAAAGTGAATTGGCTCGTGGTGTGAGCCGCAAGTTGATTGAGTTGAAACGGGACATGGAGTTGACCTTCTTGGGTGTGCAAGACGCTACCCTTGATAACGGCACTACTGTGGGCTATGGAACAGCAGGTATGGGATTGTGGATTCACAACACTGGTCCCGCTACTGCCTCTGCTACTGCCGGGGGTTTTGTGACTCCTGCCGATCACATCGAGACAACTGCTACTACGGCAAATATCACAGAAGCAACGATTCAGAATATCCTTCTGAAAATCTGGGAGGACACCGGAGACATTGCTGAGTATAGTGGTTTTGTTGGGTCTACTCTGAAGAAATCAATCTCAGGTTTGGCCGATGCTAGTTCTACCACGACCGGCGGGGTTAACATTTTCACCGAACCCAGGATCCGCACGATGAACAGGGAGCAGGGAGATCGTTCACTTAGGCATCGTATTGATATCTATGAAGGCGACTTTGGTTCTATCCATTTGATCCCCGACGTGTTTATGCCTACCATCACAGACATGTATCTGATCCCTATTGAATTAACGGAGATCCGGTACGGTATGTTGCCTCACGTCAAGAAGCTGCCTGATAGCGGTGCTGGCCCAGCGAGGATGATTCAAGCCTTTGCCGGACTGTGTGTCAAAAACCCCGTTGGCTTTGGCAAGTTCGATCTTGCTACCTAATCTATGTCATTAGCCGTTGAAGATGTCGACCACGAAATAGTTGCAGCTATGGACGCTGAGTTGCGTCGTGGTTGGCACTTCAATGATGTTAATGCTCACATAGAACAAAAGCGACGTTTAGCCCACGACAAGCTGCCCGAGGCCCATTTCATGCAAGGTCTTGGGGTAAAGAAGGGCACTATAGATCCACACTCATACCACTATTGGGGCAAGCGCCTTGGGTACAAGTGCTGGCACGACAAACAATTTCTCCGTGAGTACTTCCGCGACAACGAAGAATCCAGAGTCAAGACGACTAGTCGCAAAATTCAATTAGGGTATTCACCTGGCCCTCGATGGACTAAAAAGTTTAATTGAGAACCCTCAACTATTCCAATGTGCTATACGGCGTTGCCCAACTTGCTGGGCTCGACCGCTCCCTGGTTAACGACCTAGACTCTCTCAAGATCCGAGATTACGTAGATAATCGGCTCGGCATGATATGGGAGAAAGAGTTGTGGCCGGAGACAATGCGGTTTTCGTCTGAAGCAATAACCACCACCAGTGACATAAAGCATGTCGATCTTGCCGCGACGGTAGGCAGTGTGATTCAGGTATATAGTGCCGATCCTCGCATATCAGTCAAGGTGGAACATGTGCCTTATTTCGTTGCCGAGGACTCTTCTTACACAACGGGCGAGCGACTGATTGTGCTGAACAACACAGATCCAGTCATCATGGAATACCGGCTCACTCGACCAATGCTTACCGGGGCTGCCTATTCTGCCACTGCTACGTATTCTGTCAACGAGCAAGTATACTACGAAAACGCTACATATGCCTCATCCACTCCTGCCGGGACAGGCAACTTCTATACATGTGCCGTAGCCACCACTGCCGGGGAGGATCCTTTAGGCACTGCCGCTAGTTGGACATTGGCAGAGATACCATACATTTTCCAAAACTATTTAATACGTGGCGCTCTCTCGGACTTACGAATGGCTGCCGGAGAGACTGAAGCTGCAATGATTGCCAGTCGTCAAGCTGACAGGGCTATGGAGGCCGAGGTAGATAAGCTACTGCGGCAACGACACCAAAAACGCCAAATTCAATTAATCAAATAATGAGAGTTGCAGAAGTTACAGGACGGACTGGCACAGTAGTAGCAGGTGGACCACTAACTGCCGATGCTGCCTTAGTCGCAAACCGGGATCGCAAGAGACTATTTATCCAGAATCAAGATAGCGTGAAGTTGTTCGTGAAGTTGGGTGATGGTTGTGATACTAACGACTACCATTTCATTTTACGAGCAAGCACTGTTGCCGCTGATGGCACTGGTGGAACTTTGTCTGTGTCTTATTACACCGGAGCTGTGTCTGTAAAAGATGGCGGGGGTGGCGCAAATGCCGGATCATATTCATTGGCCGAACTAGTATAATATTATGGAAGTAGGCGGCATAGGATCTACGATAGAAGTTGACCAGTTGTCCACGGCAATGCCTAGATTTCCATACGACTCCACCACCACGGGCTCATTGCTGCTCGAAGCAGTAGACTACTTGCTGCTCGAAACCGGCGACAAATTACTTTTAGAATAAACTACTAACATCATGGCAGATACAAAAACCAGTGCGCTTACGTTGGTCACAGATCCACAGGCGACAGATTATATTTATATTGTTGACGGGGCTACTTCTAAACGGATAGCACTAGAGGAACTACTTGGCAAGACTTCAGGGCTGCCGTTCAATCCTATCCTACAAGATGGACAAAAGTATCTAGTCGGCACCGGCAGTGATGGGGCTGTTTCGTTCAATGGGACCGATATGCTTATTGACTATGATGTTGCCAATGCCGGGACAACGGATTTTCGATTGCAGGAGGACGGGACTGATCGGTTTGTTGTTTTGACTGGTGGTGATTTCGAGTTTAGTAAAGACAATAGTTTGAACGGTTACTTCTCGACATACAATAACACCAATACTAAAAGTGCGATTCTATACCTTCGTAAAGCCGGAGGGACTATTGCATCACCAACAGTAGTTGCGGACGGTGAATCGTTGGGTGGGGTTTATTTTCAGGGCTATTCAGGGGCGGCAACTGATTTCGTGAATTCGGCGGCAGTTCTTGCACAGCTTGACGGGACACCTGATTCAGCAGCAGATACTACTGATATGCCGGGGCGCTTACTGTTCTACACAGTTCCCGATGGGTCGAATAGTTTGACTGAGCGCGTGAGGATTGATAACGCTGGTAATTTCGGCATCGGCAAAACCCCCGCAACGCTTCTCGATGTCGCAGGTAATTTCGACCTAGAAGGCTATGGGGCTGTTGGTAACGGCCAGTCGCTAGGTTCGCACACCACGTTAATCATTGATCGTGACTTTTCAGGGGCCACTATTCGCCAGCTTACAGTTGCCGGGATTGGCACAGCTACGAGTGGCACAAACAATCTACAACAGGTTAATTTCGATCCTGAAGGTACGGTAATTAATTCTGGCGGCGCTCATGGCATAGTGTCAACTCTTACAGTTGTCGAACCCGCGATTACAGAGACTTCTGGCAGTGCGACAATTGCCACTACGGTTTACATTCAGGATGCACCGACAGAGGGCGGTAGTAACTATGCGCTGTTCGTAGATGCTGGTGATGCTCGATTTGATGGTAATGTCGCTATTGGTTTGGCAGCAGCCGAAAGTTCATTGCACGTTAGTCGGGGCGCTGGTGGATCGGCGGCGGGGGCGAACGATATTCTTACTCTGGAAGATGCCACTCACGCATACATCAATATCATTAATGGGGCATCTGATTCCGGGGGATTAATGTTTTCGGACGCAACAAGAGCGAGAGGGCAGATTACTTATTCACACGCCACTGACGGCATGGGATTCGTTACGGCAGGAAGCACGCGCATGACTCTTGCATCCACTGGTGAGCTTGATCTTGTTTCTGGTCCTTTAACCGTAGGAGGCAACTTCGATCTAGAAGGCTATGGGGCTGTTGGTAACGGAAGTGCGGTTTCTAGTGCGGATACTTTGGTAATTGATCGAGATTTTAGTTCCTCCGGTGGACACCAACTCCATTGCCGGGGCGTTATTACTGCGAGCGGAGGGACAAGTGATTTGTCTACTGTTCGATTTGCTCCAGACGGGACGGTGATTAATTCAGGTGGAGCGCATGGGGTTGTCGCCACACTTAGGATAACCGAACCCGCCATTACGGAAACATCTGGATCTGCGACAATTGCAACTACCGTTCATATCGCGAATGCCCCGACAGAGGGTGGTAGTAACTATGCTCTATTCGTAGATGCTGGGGATGTTCGATTTGATGGATACGTATACAGCTCAGTTACGTCCGGCATCACTGCCTCTGTGACCCAAACCCAGGGGCAACAGGCGCTAACCACATCGGTGAATGAGGTTGCTACGGTAGCCAATACCAACGACACCGTGACACTGCCTTCTGCCGTTATCGGGTTAAAGGTAGTCGTGATCAACAACGGCGCAAACACCCTACAAGTATTTCCTGCCTCTGGCGATAACATCAATGGTGGTGGCGTGGACACAGCGAGCACAATAGCTGCCGCAAACAACGTGACTTTCATGGCTTACGACGTGACCAATTGGGAAGCTATCTAAGTGACGTATTTTGCTGAACAAGAAGTTCTAGTAGAGACAGCTCTCGGCAATGTGGCAGGCCGTTCTATCCTGAGTGCCATGGGGGAACGCGAGTCTATGGGTACGACTGCTACTGGTGAAGATATTTGGCGAGGCAATGAACTAAGTCCTGCGCCTACATCTACTGTAGAAATACCTACTCCTGCTGGCGCTGGTGAGCAAATGACTGTGGTATCAGAGTCACAAGCAGATAACGGGACTTCCGCGACAGGCATCTTGACTTTGCGACTTGAGTATTTGGATGCAAGTGGGGATGAACAGACCGAGGACATTACGCTAAACGGGACATCGGGGGTCAACACTGTTGCTACGGACATTAGATTCGTGAATGACATGTATGCCCTGACCGTAGGCAGCAATGGAGTAGCAGAAGACCACATCAAGATTTACAAAACTGGTACTGTCGGGCTAGTGTATAACATGATCCACCAGGGGGGCAACAAATCGTTAGTGCCTCACCGCATGGTGCCTAACGGCAAACGACTAGTTTTGCGCCACTGGAGCTTCAATGAGGCTCAAGGTAAACGAGTTGCTTTTAGGATTCGATCAACTGACATGTCGGGGGTTTTATCTGCCGGTGTGTTTTGTTTCAAAGACACGGGCTACGTGAACCAAAACGGGGGCAACCATGAACTAGCTATTACTATCCCGGCACTATCTATTGTGAAAGTAAGTGGTTGGCCCGATGCCATTAGTGCCGAGGGGTCATGCTCTTGGTGGGGAATTTTAGTAGACGATTAATATAACACAACAACTATGCCAAACTTAACTATAGACGTACCAGCAGAACACGTAGACGACCTAAACTCTGCCCTTTCTGAACAAAATGGTGGGCCTGCCTCTGCCGCTAACAGCAAACAAATCGTGATCAATTTTCTGAAACGGTCGCTCCGGGATTGGCACAGAAGCCACAAAGGCAGTGATGCGGATCCTATTGTGATCACCGGTGAATTGGCCGATCCAGAACCAGAATAACAAAGGTGTTCGGTGTTACATCAGATACTGTTACAACGGGGGCAGCATTTGCCGTTGCATTGGCGTTGGTCGAGGTCATTAAGATCCTGGCCAACAAAATCAAACCCCCCAAGTCTGAAGCTGCGACGAGTTCCTGTGCCTTAGCAGAGGCAAAAAGCAAGGCGCTCATGGATACTCTCCGTCGTATCGAGGACAAAAATAACGAATTGTGGGATTGCCATTTGGGACCGAGGGCCATAGATCCCGAAACTAGTTTGCCAAGGTGGTGGGGAGATCAGCGATTGCTTGCACGAATAGACACACGCATGGACCGATTGACTGAATTGCTGAATGATTTTTTAGAGCAGATGAAGGTCGAGCGGCAGGTAAGGGCTAGACTGAAAGAGGCAGGGCTAGGCACGGGACATGCTAAAAAGAGCGACGTTAGTTCATGAAGATACCACACATAATTCCAATACTGATTATCTGCTTTGCCACTGGTTGCGCCACTTGGTTTGACCAGGAAGTTGTAGAGCGGCAAGTTGTAGCGGAGATGAGCGATGGCACCTTCAAGACCAACTCCATTTTAGTAACAAACATTGTAGTAAAACCCGGCATTCGATCCGGCATATCTACGGCAAAAAGCGTGACTCCCTATGTGCCTGGTCCGGCAGGAGGCGTTTTATCAATTTTACTGGGGCTCTCGTCTGTTGGACTTGGGTGGTTTGCCCGATTCCAGACTAATAAAAAACGAGCCGCAGAACAGAAGCAAACACAACTTTCGGCAGCCCTGACTACAGCAGATCAAATACAAACTGCTTTGGTCAAGGGTATCGAGAATGGCAGCACCGACGGGACCGTAAAGAAAGCAGTTCGCAAACAGGCAGATATTGCCGGAATAGCTGGTGAAGTTGCTGGCTTAGTTGCGACAGTTCTCAAACGGTAACAATATGCAAATGGATATAACGAAACTATCTCTGGAGAAACTAGAGTCGATGTGCTATCAACAAATCGAATCGGCGAAACAGATTGAACAGAACATTGTGGCTTTGCAACAGGCTATCCACAACAGGCGGGAACAGGCAACAGCAGAGGCTCCTCCCAACATTATTCCTGCCAACACCCTTCCTCCTGCTCCTGCCAACAAGAAGTAGGCTACTATGGCCGTAGAAACTACCGGAGACATAGGGTTCATCGGCGTTGATATGCGGGTGGATCCAGGTAGGCTTAGTCCTGGCCTCGTTTCAGAAGCACGTAACATGCGCTTCAGAGATGGGGTCGCTTCGACTAGGCTAGGGGTGACTCGTCCCGTGTGGTTACAAAACACATCAGGGGCAAACCACGATCCTTATCGCATTACGCCTTGGGGCAAGATCTATGGGTTGGGGGTTTTTCGAGATCCGAACTCGATACTGTATTACCTCATTGCTGCCGATGGTAAGGTTTATTGGGCCAGAGAAAACAACACTCCAGTCGAACTTACCTTGCCTCGCGGCGTAGGCATATGGGCTGATGTGCAGTTTGTCCAGTCTGCTGGGTTTGTGATGATGCTACGTGGGGTTGGGCTGCCTCCGCTTTTGCTCAACAACATTGATGATGGATTTTTGGACATGTCGGATATTGTTTCGGCGTCTCCCAACTTCAAAGGGCGCTATGATCCTGCCGTGGCCTATGATGCCGTCTCCGAGAACGAAGACATTGTGTCGTGGGGCACAGAGGTGGGGCTTTCTACGGCTGCCTATGATACTGGGTTCACTGGCTCAGTCATTACGTATAAAACAACTGCCGCACACGGGTTTAAAGAGGGCAGCCAGGTAGACCTATACAACGATACCGCCGACACAACCAGTCTACGAGTCGATATTAACCTGGGATTTGTTGTTCGGCTCAACCAAGCAACGGCAACAGTCAATGCCAGCACCATTACCGTAGATGCCTTGTCGTCTGCCCTAAGTTCTGGCGATGTTTTGGTTTTCCCAGATGCCGGTGAGGGCGAAGGCAAGTTTGAACTAGATGCCGATGCGGCAAAGGGCGATACCACGCTAACCGGGTTACTCACAGTTGCCGATGTGCTGAATAACATGGAGGCTGTTACCGGGCACGATGACCATTTCCGATTCGATTTAAGCAATTACCTAGACGAAGATTTGCCGACCGGCTCAGTGAGGACGTTATATAGTGCCGCTGGGGATCCAGGTGTGGGCAGCACAGGAGATGATAACCTATATTGGGACACTACCGCAGAGGCGCTATGGGGTCCACGAGATAGCACAATGGCATCTCCTTATTGGGGTGGGGCTGCCTTCAATCAGGCTGTTGACGCGATTCACTATTACAAGTGTAGTTCAGCCACCACGGCAAGAGACGTAAACCACCCAACGTCCGGCTCGAACTGGGATCAAGTATACACCCAGACTCCAAACGGCGTAAGGGGGGTAGCGGCACAGAACCGAATCCTTTTTACCAGCAACTACAAATTTGCCGCCGACCTGTCTGGTAGCCCAACTGCCGCTTATGACAAGACTGACTTTGTATTTTTGACCGACTTCCTGGATCCGACGACTACGTATTTCACTAACCACATGCGGATCAACCAGGGCAGTGATGACGAGCTAGTGGATGTGGCAAGCATCAGTGACAACGAAGTGATCTGCTTCAAGGACAGGAGCGTGTTTTATCTTACCTCTGTTACTTCTGATAGCGGCACTACTCCGACACCGGTATTGAAATCGCTCATATCCGACTACGGGCTATCAGCTAAAAGTGCCTTTGCCGTGGTAGGCAGAGATGTGTTGTTCATGTCCGATAGGCGGGGGGTAGTAAGCTTACGGCACACAGAGCAAGGCGAGATGTTTGGGGTAGACGAACCAATTTCCAAACCGATACAGCCCCTCATTGACTCCATCGACTGGCGCTACGGGCACAAGATACGCATGGCCTACTGGGACAATAAGCTGTTTGTTGCCGTGCCGCTGGGATCTCCATACAACGAAGCGACCGAAAACGTCTTTGCCAGCACCTCGTATCCTGATGGTGGGCTTATACTGGTTGACAACCTGATCATCGGTCAGAAATACAGATTCGAGCCAGGGGTTGATGCCGCTACGTTGGGTATCTACAGCGACGATTGGACTGGGCTACTAACCACAACCCCCACTACCTCATTTTCTTGGACAACTAATAGTGAGTCCATGACTGTTCAGGGTCCGGCAGAATCAAATAGTGGCGCCCTGTTGCTAGAGACTGGTGACTATCTGTTGCTGGAAACTGGCGACAAACTATTGCTGGATCCGCAAAGCATCCCGGTAACAAGCACAATCAAACGTGCCGTAGAAGGTGAGAACAATGCGATCCTGGTATATGACTTTTTGAACAAGCAATGGAGTGGCGTTGATTATGGATCCGGCGCCCACCCGGCAATGAGGGCTACTGAGTTCTTGATTGGCCCAGTCGGGGGCGTAAGCAGGCTTCTATTTGCCGATGCCGATGGGTATATCAATTTGATGGAAGAGGCATTTGATGGAGACGATGCCAGAAACACTAGCTCTAGCAACTACAATGGCCGGGAAGATATTGACACAACTCTCACTACCCGAGGATACCGAGCGCCTAGCAAAGAATATAGGTTCGGAACAGTGGCGCGGCTGAACTTGGCAACATGGAAACCGAGCTACACTATCAGCTACCAGACAGAGGGTGTGAACGAGACACAGACCCTGGTATCAGCCAAAACAAAATCAAACACCCGCTACACCCGGCCCTTCACTAAAGTAGCCTACGACGCAACCAACGTAAACGATGATCATGGAACTGCCTACCGCGAAGACTATTCGTTGGATATAGACAGTGGAATATCGGCCGGTAGTGGGTTTAACCCGAACAGGCTACAGGATTTTCAGGAGAAGTATCGAGTGTCTGCGCGTGAAAGCGAATACGGACAAATCAAAGTAGTCAACACACAAGGCCGAATACGGATAAAAGAGGCAACCGTAGATTCTCTCACGGGGCAAGGGCTATTTGGCAGTAAAACATAATGTCACTCTCGGCAACTATAGTTCCTGGCTACCAGTTCACGGCAGGGGATGACACTATAACCCTGGCACGATTGAACGCCCTTGGTTCGCCGTCGATTACACTAGCTAACTTTGTCGATTCTAAATTTCTGGCAGGCAATGGGGTCCCTGCTTCAACTCTGGGCGACGATGGGGATTACTACCTCAACAAAACTACTTTTGGCCTCTATGGTCCCAAGGCAGCCGGGGCATGGGGGTCTGCGATATCTTTCGCTAACAAATATACTCACGTCCAAGCGAGCCCGACAGCAGTATGGACGATAACACATAACCTAGATGCCTATCCAAACATAACAGTCGTGAACAGCCTGGGCAACGAACTACTCGGCCAACTAGATTATACAAGCGTCAATGCGCTGACATACTCTTTCAATACTACCGAATCAGGCACAGCATACCTTAACTAATGGGCACATACAGTAGACAATTTACCGTAGATCTGGACATGAACCGGAATGAGATAATGAATCTCCGGCTACAGAATCAGAGCGGGGCGCCTGCGTCCAACCACGACAAGGGCAGGCTTTACTACGATACCTCAAGTGATCACATCGGCTACAATGCCACATCGACCAGCACATACTACAACATCCCGCAACTAGAGAGTGCCGAAACCATTTCTGCCTTGTGGACGTTTAACGGAGTTGGGGGTGGGGCAGCCCCGTTTGCCGTTGCATCTGGCACTGCGAAAGTAGCAAACCTGGATGTAGACAAGCTCGATGGATGGACGGCAACACTACTACCTGCCGGGGCTGAAGAGGTGGCGGTTAGAGACTCGTCAGGGCGACTGCGGATTACAGCGCCAAGCAATGATTTAGATGCCGCTACCAAGAAATACGTAGATGACTCGGCTGTAAATTGGCAATCAAAAACTGACTGTCTGTATACCACGACCGGCAATGTGGATCTTGTAACGGGTGGGCTCGGACCCTCACTGGGGGGCATGGATACAACTGCCACTATAACGGCAACTAACCGGATCCTTGTCAAAGACCAAACCAATGTAGAAGAGAACGGTATTTACTTAGCGGCGGCAGGAATATGGGCCAGGTCTACGGCGTCTGATACTATTGCCGAACTGACGGCAGCATACACTATTGTTACGAGCGGCGACACGCTATCAGGCACTGGCTGGCTATGCCAAATTGATTCTGCTGGGACCGACCCGATATGGGATCCCGGTGATGCGCCAGGAACATATGAGTCTGTGCCGTGGATTAAAGTTTTCGATCTGTCTGGACTCACGGCAGGCAATGGTATTGATGTAACTGGGTCTACTGTGTCATTTGCACAGAGCGGCAGCTATACTCAATACGACCTACCATACTGCTCGGGCACCTCGACTATAGGATTTATCTCTGCCCCTGCCAACTACCAGGTGTTGCGAGCCAATGGTTCTGCCGTGCCTAGTTTCGGGGCAATAGAATTAGCTCAGTCTGCCGCAGTCAACGGGACATTGCCCCAGGCAAATGGCGGCACCAACATTACGTCATATACAAAGGGCGACATACTAGTTGGGGATGCCTCTCCTGTTTTAGCAAAGCTTGGGGGCGACACTTCCAACAACCCCGTGTTTCTGTTGTCTGAGTCAACGGGTGGAGTAGCGGCAGTTCCTGCTTGGACGGCAATCAACCAGACACACATCACTGTCAATGCGGCATGGGATATTGGGTCTTACAAGCTGACGGCAGAATCATTTGAATCGGATATTGCCACAGGCACAGCGCCACTCATTGTTGCCTCTACTACTAAGGTCTCCAATCTAAATGCCGATAAGCTGGATGACCAGGAAGGCAGCTACTATCTTGCCTGGGGTAATATGACCGGGTTTGGCCGATACGTAGTGACTATCACGGGCGGCACAGCAACTGAAGTAATCACCCACAACCTTGGCACCCGAGACGTGACCGTAGAACTATACACCGTTGCCTCTCCATACGAGACTGTAATCTGTGACGTAGAACGAACCAGCACCAACACCATAACTTTAAGCTTCAACCTTGCCCCTAGCGCGGGTGAATATCGAGTAATTGTAACCGGATAACATGCCGAGACTGCTTTCGTCAATTGTAATAGATGACTTACACCAGATTGATATTGGGACATCGAGCGACCCTATTAATGCGATATACGTAGACACTGGTGTGTTTCGGGAGACGGGTGATGCGGCAGATATCGGTTCGTCTGGGGTTCCTTTTTCCAATGGATATTTTACAGCACTAAACACAGCGGAGTTTGTTAATACCGGAACCTCTACCGTGACCGGGCACATACTACCTGCCGTCACTAATACCGTAGACCTCGGTTCGCTCATACCAGCAAAAATATTTCGCAATTTATATGTCACCAACATCGTTGCCTCGGCTGCGGTGATTAGCACTATATCTGCTGGCATACCCATTACCCCGGCAAGTGGGGGTACGGGGATGGGCGCTTGGGCGAATCAGTCCATTCCTTACGCGAGCAGTTCTGGGGTGCCAAAAACAGATGTATCATATATCTACTACGACGATGATAATGGAGTTCAGGCTACCAAAGGATTATACGTTGGATCCGGAGGAGAGATACTGAGTCTACACATACCATTGGGCAACATCGACATGGTAAACGGTTTTATAGCTCTACAGGCGGGGGATGCTACTCTGTCAGACGGTCATCTAAATGTCACAGCACAAGATACGACAACGACATTAATTGTAAACCAAACAAGCACTGGGGATATAGCGGACTTCACGGACAACGGCACGAGCGTATTCCAAATAGGCGATGGCAGCACAATAGGTATGTATGGTCAAACTCCTACTGTCCAGGCATCCGTCATTAACTCACCAACTGGCGGCAGCACCCAAGATTCCGAAGCTAGGACTGCCATTGACTCAATCATCAGTGCCCTGGAAAATATTGGGATTATAGTGGAAGCGGTATAGACTAGCATGGCAACAGAAGTAGACATATTCCCAGGACACATTCTCGACGATGACGAAGAGGTGACACGGGAGAAGCTAAACCTTTTGGGCAAACCTACTATCGACGTGCAAGGGGCTATCGGTAGCTTGGCGCTTACTGTTAATAATATAACTGATACACATCTCAGCAGTGCCGAGAAAGATGCCATTACGTCTACTAAGTTTTCTCTAGACCGAGGCGACGTGTATGTAGGTAATGCTAGTGGCAAAGCCGACCTACAAGATTTGGATGAAGCGGAACTGTTGGCCGGATCAGCCGCAAGTAAGGCAGAGGCAGTTAGTCTCAGCGGGGATATGACACTTGCCTGGGCCTATTCATCGTCGTCTTCATCGTCCTCGTCTTCAAGTGTGCTGGTAGCTCAAGCCACAATAGCAAATGATGCTGTGGATACTACCGAGCTAGATACCGATGCCGCCGATGAAAGTGCCGTTCAGTTGGTGCTGACGGAAGACATAGATATGGATGGCGCGGAAAGGATACCTATTATCAATAATACTGGGGATCCAATCAGCTATGTTACCTCAAAAGATGTTCATAGGACGCATACTGTTTTGCTGTCTGATGATGTGGAGTTTAGTTATATATCGAACAACGTAAATGAGAAAGTAACTATCCCCCCGGCACCCGATGATGATTTGTGGTTTGATCTAGAAACAGGCAACGTAGATCTAGACCATGCCATGGGTGAAAACTACAACAATGTAGAAACTGATGGCATCCCGATGATTCATCAATGGACGTATGCCAAGCAACTCACTAACTCTGATCTATGGATAGAAATGGACTTTGCTCTGATGCGGTTATACAACGGCTTCTTAACAAAGGCAGTTGAGTCTATTGTCATTGCCTACGGCACAAGCTCTACTACGTTTGCGGCAAAAATCATATCGCCCCCGAAACACATTGTCTCTACAGATACCAATCTGCCGGGTCAAGGGCTGAGATACCAAGTTCTGCATTGTTCCCCCAGCGGATATTTTAGCACCACAGATGCCCCAGGCAACGTATACATATCAGTGTGGGTTGTGCCGGATGTCTTCCCAGTCCAAGGCAGGCAATACTGGATCAACAAAACCTCAGTGCCGGGGCAAATGTATGGCGATCTCAAAAATTTAAAATGCACTATCACCGAAGTAGCTACTCCCGAATAATATGTCAATCTCAGCAGCACTAACACCAGGCTACGACTTCAATGCGACCGAGGATGTCACCAAGGCCAAGCTGAACCAACTAGCCAAACCAACCGTGACAATCCAGGGATCCGTAGCAGGACAAAGCTTGGCTGCCGGTAGCGTTAAAAACGAACACATCTCTGGCACTGCCGATATCACCTCAACCAAGATTGCCCTGGCAGAAGGTAAGGTGTTAGTCGGCAACACTAGTGGTCTGGCTGCCGAAACGATTTTAACAGCGGGACAATTTCTAATCGGATCTACTGCCAACACGGCTGTTGCATACACTATCTCAGGAGACGTCGTGGTAGACAGTACGGGCGCCGCAACAATCCAGGCCGGAGCAGTTGAAACAGCCATGCTGGCAAACGATTCGGTCACTACGGCAAAGATTCAATTCAATGGACTGACCGAGGACACAACTATCACTGGTGTAGAGCGAGTGCCTATCATCGACAGTAGCGGCAACCCGGTTAACTACGCAACACTTAACGGCATTGGTGGGGCAACGGCAGCATACTTTTCTAACGATACTGCTTTCTCGTTGGACATGGACGCAATCCCAGAACCTGGTGGCGCCAACAATTTATTTTTCCATCCCGAGTCAGGCAACTCAAACATCGACACGGCCTTGGCATACCATGATGGACTGACCAACACACCACTAATCGCACAATTCTCATACACCAAAGTCCACGAGAGTTCCAAGATATGGGTCGAGTGTGATTTTGCCTATCTCGCAGAAGGGGGAGGCACACCAGCAACTGAGTGCGTATTGATTGCTTACAACACTGCCGCAGATGCCCACACCACGAAACTTGCAGGAGGCCCAACATATTTTGTAACAACGAGCAGTAGCGACTATTTGTATCACGTAAGCGCCAAGGGTTGGTTTACTACTAGCACTGAGACAGGAACAGTTTACATCAGCGTATTCATTGTGCCGGATGCTATCACAAATGCTAGAACAATCCACGTCAACTCTGCCGCAACTCCCGGCATGGTGTTTGGCTCAGGCACAGGGTTTGGTAATGTCAGATGCCGAGTATTAGAACTACTATAATTTGACTCCACTCGAACATGCGCTTAAACTATATGAACCTAAAGACCGGCCATTTGCCACCGACCTCATGTTACATATGCAGTATGGATGCGTGTGGTCCAGTCCTACAGAGTTCATCATGGCACGACCGGTCAATGTCGACGAGCCCCACAAGTTCCTCAAGATCGAAGCGGAGTTTGCTGTCAAGAATTGCTGGTTTGTTTGGACGGCGGCAGGAAATCGACCCCTCAAAAGGTTTGTCCAAATCACACCATATAGACTGCCGTGGCTCGCATGGCACAGAAGGGACCGTTTGAAAATTTACAAGACTGACGCAGTAGAAAGAAAGATATTATATGGGATCTAAAGTAGAACCTGTTGAGCCTCGCAACTATTACGACGAGACGCGAGAAACCCTCCAAGCACAATACGATCTGGCAGGCGATAAATTTGACGCTGAAAGAGAGTTTCGGCCCCAATACGCCCAGCTAGACATGGACATAGCTAAGACTATGACCCCGCAAATGTTGGAGCTGTTTAAAAGTGCGTCCAGTGAACTAGACACTATTGCCGAAACCAGCAACCGCTCTCAACGCGAGGCAGATTTAACTGACGTAGAAGATCTTGGCACTAGGGCCATGGAAGCATTTAGGGCCGCCAATCCAGAACAGGCAGCTTTGATGGCAGAAATGAACACACAAGCACTAGCAGGTTTGCAATCGGGAGGCATGGACGCTGGGCTACTGCGCGAATCTCAGCAGGCAATACGGGCTGGACAGTCGGCAAGAGGGTTTGGCATGGGACCGTCAGATGTGTTTAATGAGGCCCGGTTCACGGCAAGTGAGTATGATAGATACCGCAATCAGTCGAGGGGTTTCGCAGATCGAGTGGTGGGGCTCAACCAGGCAACTTCTGCCGATCCATTTTTAGCCATTCTAGGCCGGTCAGGACGCAACCCGCTGGAAGGTGGATCCGTGTTTGGCCAAGCGAACTCACTTAACCCAGGCAATCTATTCAACCCAGAGTCCGGCTACGCATCAGACGTGTATAACACCAATTTCAACGCTGCCAGTGCGGCAAACATCGCCAACGCTAACAACAAAGCTGCCCTATCCGGGGCTGCCATAGGCGCCTTTGGAAGTATTGCCGGTGGTGCGTTCGGGATGGGGGGATAATACAGACAATTCGGAGAAATAACATGCCATACAATCCAGGTATACAATACAGAGGCGACCAATCTATTGGGCAAGGCATTTCACAATTCGGCCAAGGTATTGGTAGTGGATTGGCCCAGCTAGGTCTGAACAAACAAAAGAATAAACTGCTAGAGAAAGCGGAAGAAGAGAAGCAGAAGAAGATAATTGCCATGGGTAAGGCGTTTGACGCTATCCAAAAGCAGGAGAGCATCATTGACCCGAAACACCTGGTAAACATGTCGCCAGCAGCAAAGGCAGAGATGCTAGGGCAATACGCTCAGGTCAAAGCTATGCAGAGGCAGCAGGAGCAAGCCGATGTAATGAAAAAACAACGGCAGCGCGAGACAGAGGAGCGACGAAACAATCAAGAAGGACTGGCAGTATTCAAAAACCACCTGTCCAATGTGTCAAAGGACAGCAGCTTCCGAGAAGCGTGGAGTGGCATGGCCGAGACATTCAATCAAAAAGATATTCGGTTGACTACCTCGCTGATAAATGACATAAGCAAAATGTATGCTATTGACGCTGACATCCGGTCGAAAACGCAGAAAAAAGATGTGGCGCCAGAACAATACACTTGGGTTGATCCAGATACCGGTGAGAAATACCCTTACTTGGTCGGTGCTAATGGCGCAATCCATATCCTCGACAAAGACAAAGTGGATCCGTCAACTAGGGCACGCATGGAGCAGCAGGTAGCATTTGAAGTGGCTCGACGAGCAGACAGACGAATCGATGGGTGGAAAAAAGAGCGAAGCGACAATAGGGATCTCATGCTGCACTATGAAAAAATAGCGGGTGATGAATTCGATGTTACCCAGGAGAGACGAGATGCTGCGACAAAGATGATAAAACAGCTAAAATCAGAAAACGAATCGCTGACAAAGGACATCAACAGCGGCACATCATCTCTGCCTGCCAGCTACAAGCCCACGTCCAAAACACCTATCAACCCGAAAAACAACGCCACAAAAGCACTAGACCGATTTAGACAAGGGGCAAGGAACTAATGACCGCCGCCGAACTACTAACACAATTCAAAGATCCTGTTGCCATGGCATCTATGTCACGGGCACGCAAGGCACAGATGCGTGAGCAGTATTTTGAGCAAACAATTCTGGAAGATGCCGGTGCCTCAGATTACCTGGCCAACGAAACAGACAACGATGAGGCCACTAAGTTTCTCCAAGGGGCGCAAGGGATTGTGTATAGAGAGGTGGATGAGTTGCTTATCCCGCCAAAGACAACACCAGTGCCCCGATCTCAACTGGGAGGCATGGCTAATACTTGGACCGATACCCGGCAAGACACGGTAGACCTTCGCATCCCACTTCAGTCGCTCGACACCGAAACAACTATGGCAGGGTTGTCAAAGGCCACGGAACAAGATCTCAAAGACATATCGGATGAAGAGTTAAATAGGCTCGGCAACTACCAAATCCAGGGCAACTCAGCTACTGCCGGTAAAAGGCTATTGCGGTTAATCGACCCCAAGGCATGGCAGAGATTGTCCGATGAGGCCAAGACCCGCTCCGGTGTGCCGTCGTTGATGCAGCTAACGGCAGAGGCAGCTACTCCATGGGGCAAGACCGAATTTGTCACAGGCGAACGATCCGATACACTAAAGGGACTTATCTCGTTGGCCCACCCAAGCACAGGATTCACGGATCCAGCAATTGCCGTAGGGTCACTGGTAGCTGGTGGTGTCGGGGCAGTTAAGGGAGCGACTAAATTAGGGCTGAAAGGAATACCGAAAATTGCCGCACTCATGGCTGCCGAAGGGACAACTGCCGTAGCGTATTCCAAAACAGCGCCCGGTTTGTTGGCCGAACTAGCAGGGAAACCAGATAGCCACCTATTGAATTTTGGCGAAGCGGCAGCACTGGCAGGAGTGGGATCCGGCATCCAAGCGATCAGGGCACTCAAAGGACAACCGAAACGAAGGATCCAGCACCTGTTGCGTGAAGTGTATCAGGCAGAGACAGAAGTAGATTTCAGCAAGGGCGCATTTGCTTGGATCAAACACCAAGTTACTCCCCAGGGGCATTTCCCTACACTTAAAGTAGCCAACCTGAAACATGGAATGAATGCTGCCGTCGCGGCTGAAACAAATCGCGCTCTCTATACGGTCAAGCAACTCAAAAAGGCAATCAAGGAAGAACACCCAGGGCAACTGAACCAACCAGCATTCCGGTATCGGGTGAACGATGCGCTACAAACTCGTGCCGGACTAGGCAGCTTCAGCCCTAAAACCGCCAATGCCATAAAGCGAGCCCGTAAGCAACGAATACGACTGAGCCGGGCAGCTAGAGATTTACCAGGCACCAGCATCAGCACAGAGTTGAAGCAAGTCATAGATCATAATGAATATACGTATTTAACTAGAGCATATCGAATGTTTGAAGAAGCGGATTATGCGAAAAAATTTCTCAAGTCAGCAAAAAAACAAGGCAGTGAAGCAGAACAAATCGTCAATGAGGCGAAGAGATACATTCGCAACTCGGAGGAAAAGGCGCTCCTTAAAGATCTCAACGAAACCCTTGGACTTAAACTTACAAAACTCGATAACCTTTCTCCCCGCGCCGCCGAACTGCTGGATTCCCGTCTTACCATCAAAGTAGGCAACCTGCTAGACACCAAAGGCAAGGACATGCTGGGGCACCTCTCAACCACGTTTGGCCGGGACATGGGGGTGACGAGAAAGCGCAAAGAGATACCTATTGAAGTTAGAAAGCTGTGGGGCGAATACAAAGATCCGTTTGTTAACTACCAAAACACAGTTGGCCGAGTAGCGCAATTCGTAGAGACAAGTCAATTTTTTGAAAGGGTCACTGCACAAGGACTCAGAGGCAGGGGGCCAGCAGGCAAAGGCAGGTTTTTGTCAGTCAAGGGGGATCCTGATGCCGGACTCACTGCCCAGATACCCGACAATCCTCGATACGGCGCGATGAAGAACTTATATACCACGCCCGAGTTTCAAAAGGTTTTCGAGAACATGGATGAGTTGGATATCGTCACGAACAAGGGGCTAAATCTATTCATGCGTATGTTCAACATGGCCAATAAAAACTTGACTGTGTTCAACCCGACAACCCAAGTAAGAAATGTGGTTGGTGGTTGGTGGATGCAGAAAGTGGCAGGGAGACTCAATCCAGTAATCGGGGCAAAGGCAACTAAGTCAATGATGGCGGGACTTAAAAATCCGGCCCAGGTAGATGAGTGGGCCAAGGCAGGTTTATTGGGCGATAGTGTCGAAATGCGGCAGATCCAAGAGCTTGGACAAGACATCAGAGGTGGGGCAGCCCTACCCGATA